AACATTTCGGAGTTGAAGAATGATGGACGAAATCAGAGAGATGTATAAAGAAGGATTCCAAATAGAAGTAATCTCAAGGATATTGAATGTATCTCTTAATACAGTATTAGAAGCAATATGGGGTAAACCATGAACGAACGAATTAGAGAACTGCTTATCGAGGCACATAAACAAACCGATAGTGGTATCTATAACGGACATCTTTCGGTATGGACAGAAAAGTTCGCCGAGTTGATTGTGAGGGAATGTGTCGGTATTGCGGATGAATACGATGGTGTCGGTTCTACCATTGTAAGCAGGATCACGGAACATTTCGGAGTTGAAGAATGAAACGGATATTTAAAAACTATTGGCAACGCTTGCCAGACCTAGACTGGAGTCACATCCTACTACGCATACCACTTGCCCTTGTATTCATTACGCAGGGTATGAGTAAACTGCCCTATGATGCCGCAGGTGGTGAAGCATTTGGTTTACCTGCCATGGTTTGGTTGTTTGTGATTGTGAGTGAAATTGCCGCTGGTGTGGGTCTGTTGGTGGGTGCTGTGCCTACCTTGCCCCGAATTAGAGACTTAAACGTATTAGCAGAACTGGGCGACATTGTCACCAGGTTCAGCGGCATTGTGATGTGTTGTGTGGCCACTGGTGTGATTTGGACTGTGTTGAAACCAGAAAGCATCCTACAGTTCATACTCACTGACTACCTACACTTCAGTCTTTGGATTGGTGGATTGTATTTTGCACTGAGAGGCAACTGGGCAGTGGCAGTGAACAAGAAGTGAACACCATCAAATGGATCTGTTTTGGCATCATGCTGGCAGGCGCTCTAGTAACAAGTCTGCAACTGGATCCTATACTGGGTATTGAACTCTTGTTTGTGGGTAACATGGCTTGGTTGGTCACTGCCATATTCTGTAGAGACTGGCCCAGTGCCGCAAACTTTGCCATGTTGGCATCAGTATGGTTGCTGGGCGTGATAAAATACTATACAATATAAAAAAGAGAAAACAATGATAGATCCAAGAATACACACAATACTACTAAATGAAGGTTTGAGACAAAATAGCACCATTGAACTGATTGCCAGTGAGAACTTTGCCAGCAGTGAGGTGATGCAGTTGTCGGGCAGTATTTTTACCAACAAGTATGCTGAAGGCCTGCCGGGCAAGCGATACTACAACGGTTGTGAACGTGTGGATGAAGTGGAAAACTTGGCCATTGAATATGCTACCCGATTGTTTGGTTGTGAGTTTGCCAATGTGCAACCACATTCAGGTGCCAATGCCAACTTGGCAGTGTTCAAGGCGTTCCTCAAACCTGGTGATGTGGTAGTGGGCATGGACTTGGCAAGTGGTGGTCATTTGAGCCATGGTGCTGGAGTAAATGTAAGTGGTGCTTGGTTTACCACACATGCCTATGGTGTTGATTCACGTGGATTCATTGACTATGATGCTGTGGCACAGTTGGTATGGGACACCCGTCCTGTGATATTGATTGCTGGCGCCAGCAGTTACAGTCAGGTGATTGACTGGGCCCGCTTTGGAGAAATTGCGGCCAGCGTGGGTGCTATCTTGCTGGCTGACATTGCTCACTATAGTGGATTGATTGCTGGCGGTGAGTATCCCAACCCATTCCCTCATGCTGATGTAGTAACCACAACCACACACAAAGGTCTGCGCGGCCCACGCGGAGGCATGATTCTTTGGAACGATGCTGATCATTCCCGTCGTATCAATTCAGCAGTATTCCCGGGCACACAAGGCGGCCCACTCATGCACATCATTGCGGCCAAGGCACAATGCTTCTACGAAGCACTACAGCCGGAGTTCCGTCTGTATGCCAAACGAATACGCATCAATGCGTATGCCATGGCACAGGCCTTCTTAGACGCTGGGGTGGATGTAGTGAGTGGTGGCACACAATGTCACATGTTCACTGTGGATCTGCGCAAAGAATCCATGAGTGGCCGCGAATATGCTGACCTACTAGAAGCCAACGGTATCACTGTAAACAAGAACGGAGTGCCAGGTGAAACACGAAGTTTTGTGGAAACGTCGGGTGTGCGTATAGGTGTTGCGGCCGAGACAACTAGAGGTCATGACGAAAAGTGGTTCAAAGAATTGGCCCTACGTATGATTGCCATTCTCCGCAATGGAAACTAGGATATTTGCCTGGTTACCCACCAAAGTAACCAGCGGAAAACGTATTTGGCTTAAATACTACCTCCAGCACAAAAGCCTATACGACGAATCAACGGGCAGGCCACCGTTAGGAAGTTTATATTTTATCTGGACAGAAACACCCCAGGAAAAAACCTGGAGATTACTACGAGACAGCGTAGTACACAATAGAAATATTTGGAATACCGCAGAACTAACAAAACAGGACACACTATGAGCAAAGCACAATACAATATATCAAAACAGACAAACTACCTCAAGCGTAAGATGTTTCTAGATCCAGAGGGTCCGGTTACAGTACAGCGTTTTGAAGAAGTCAAGTATCCCAAGATCGCCAAGTTTGAAGAACTTGCTCGTGGATTCTTTTGGGTTCCTGAGGAGATCAGTCTTACCAAAGACAAGATGGATCATAAAGACTCTAGTGATGCCGTCAAGCACATCTTTACCAGCAACCTGCTACGTCAAACAGCACTAGATTCAATCCAAGGTCGTGCGCCTAATCAAGTGTTTAGTCCAGTTATTTCAATTCCAGAGCTTGAAGCACTGGTAAGCAACTGGAGTTTCTTTGAGACAAATATCCACAGTAAATCATACAGCCACATTATCCGTAATGTATATGGCGTACCTAAAGAAGAATTCAACAAGATCCACGATACCAAAGAAATTGTGGATATGGCCGCTAATATTGGCCGTTACTACGAAGATCTTCATCAGCTCAACTGTCGTAAAGAACTGGGTGAAGAAATTGCTCTGCACGATCACAAGACTGCTATCTGGCTGGCTCTACATGCCAGCTATGCATTGGAAGCCTTGCGCTTCATGGTTTCATTTGCCACAAGTCTAGCAATGGTTGAAAACAAGATCTATATTGGCAATGGCAACATTATCAGTTTGATTCTGCAGGACGAGATTTTACATGCCGACTGGACTGCATGGCTAATTAACAATGTGACCAAAGACGATCCAGATTTCTTAGCTATTGAACAAGAGTGTAAAGAAGAAGTATATGGCATGTATATGGATGTTATTCGCGAAGAGAAAGAATGGGCAGACTATCTGTTTAAGCTGGGCCCAGTCATTGGACTCAATGCCACTATCCTTCGAGACTTTGTGGACTTTACAGCATTTAATCGTCTAAAGGAAATTGGTATCAAGTATGCTGAAGAGCATCCAAGATCTAGTCCTATTCCATGGTTTAACAAACATGTGAATATTAACAAGAAGCAGTCAGCACTACAAGAAACTGAATCAACAAACTATGTTATTGGGGTTATGAGCGACAACGTAACTTATGAGGAATTACCAGATTTATGAAAGCAATAGTATGGTCAAAAGACCAATGTCCGTTTTGTGTACAGGCAAAAGCTCTACTCGATAGCAAAGGTATTGAGTACGAAGAACGCAATGTCAGCAAGGATTGGACAAAAGAACAACTGCTAGAAGCAGTACCTACTGCGAGGACATTACCGCAGATATTTTTAGATGGTGAACCAATTGGCGGATTCAACGAACTCAGACAACACCTTAATACTTAACGATCCTAACAGTATCGATAGTGATAATATTACTATTGGATCAGGATCCTTAACCTCGCCCTATAGCGTTAATACGTCTGCTATTGGTGGTTATTATACAACGGCTTCTATGAACTATGGAAATATTACTATTAGTAATGGAGGTAGTTCAAATTGGGGCAGTGGTTCTATAACAACCGTTTCAAGTCATCCTAGTATTAGTGTAACGGGTGATGCCGAGTTTGAAGGCAAGGTTAAAATCAACGGTCAGGATCTTGCAGAGTTTATGGATACAATATCCAAGCGTTTAGCCATACTCGTACCAGATCCAGATAAACTAGAGCACTTTGAAGCACTTAAAAAAGCCTACGACCATTATAAAGTATTAGAAGCACTTTGTCAATTACCTAAGAAAGTATCAGAATAAATGAATGTTAAACTTTTATCATATAGTCAACCCACCGACGAATTTAGATCTATTGGAATCGACGATGCGCAGGAACTCATTGCCTATTGCGCCCGTGTGTCCAATCCTACCAATCAGCTCAATACAGAAACATCCGAAAAACTTATACGATACCTTGTCAAGCACCAGCACTGGAGTCCTCTCGAAATGGTGTCAGCCTGTATCGAAATCTCCACCACAAGAGATATTGCAAGACAGATCTTACGACACAGAAGTTTCAGCTTCCAAGAGTTCAGTCAGCGATATGCTGACCCTACTAAAGACCTGTCGTTCGTACTGCGAGAAGCACGACTCCAAGATACAAAAAACAGACAGAACAGTATCGCTACAAATGATCCGGAACTATCAATTGAATGGGAACGTGCTCAACAAGGAGTTATCCAAGCCTCACTGCAAGCATACCAATGGGCTATCGCTAACGGCATAGCAAAAGAACAAGCTCGTGCTGTTTTACCTGAGGGACTTACAGAAAGTCGATTGTATATGAATGGTACCTTGCGTAGCTGGATTCATTTCATTGAATTGCGTAGTGCTAACGGCACACAGAAAGAGCACCAAGAAGTTGCTATTGCCTGTGCAAAAGTTATTGCAGAAATATTTCCAATGGCGAACGATCATGTCAAACCTACTGAAGGGGCGTGATAGCTACGACAGCACCAGCACAGGGGCACTGATTCCTTTTCTCAACAGGAACGTCACTCCTTATGCTACAGAAGCAGGCGGACCAAAGTTTGAAATGGTACCTGTTACCAAACAGAAAGATCTAATGATCAATCATGCTAGAATGTATGCCCAGCAGGAATATGATCGTATTATGGAATTGGTTTATGTTTTAGAAAAGCAGGCACAGCAGATTAAACGCAGGTTGGAAATTACTGATGCTGTCCATGGCGCAGTTTATCAGTTCCAGCCAGTCATGGGGAATAAGTACTGGTTAGTATGGGACAAGCGTAAGCAACATACCCTACTAACACAACATGGACCGGATGATTGGTCAAGTAGTGCTCCGGATGACTACGAATATATAACACAAGTCAAGTACATGGGTGACCATACTTGGTTAGAACTAAACGAAAAGGAATAATATGTTATTAAATTTAAAGAAAGATTTCTCCAATGGAGATGTAGTGAGTATCAAGCTGATCAACGGTGATGAAATTATCGCCCGGTTTGAATCGGAAGATGAGAACAATATCACAATTAGTCGCCCATTGGCGTTAACTATGAGCGCACAAGGCCTGGGTATGATTCCGTGGGTGTTTTTGGGTAAAGAAGATGCTATTACTCTACGCAAGAAAAACACGTTTTTTGTAGTGGCCAGCAAGGGCGAGGCCGCAAAGCAGTATACTGAAGGTACCACCGGTATTGCATTGAGTTAAATAGCATTATGATAGAACACGAAGAAGTCACTGGTTCCATAAAAGTTGATTTTGGGCAGGCATTAAATGTGCAGACCCTTTACGACAGTATCCCTCCGGTATCTACTTCAACTTCTATTGTGGGCATATCAATCCCTATCATAAATGTCAACTGTTTGCAGTTTCCTACTATAGATCCTGTGAAGGATATTAAAGATGCGATGACCAAACTTTATAACTATGCCATGAAGATTTGGATAGAGCCCATATGGACCATGTTGAAAGGGTTGATTGATGCGCTAAAGAGATTTTTTCCGCCCCTAGGTGAATTAGATTTTTCATTGGGAATATTTGATTTAAAAATAAGCGATATATTCGATGATGCTAATCAACTATACGATAAGATATTAGCTTATGTTGCAAGGGCGTTTCGCGAATCTTACGATGACTTAATGTCACTATTAAAAAAACTAGAAATCCCTTATCCATTGTTTGGCGGACTCTCTGCACCAGACATTGATGTTGTATATATTGTAAAATCAATTTGTTACAGCATATGGGGAATACTGATTAAAAAGATTTGGGAAGTTATAGGTGTTCTTTCGACAGCATGGTACTATTATGATCTAGCAACAAGCCCGCCTGGCACATACACATGGAGCAGATTGTGGGATGATTTTAAGAATAGCATTTTTGCCAATGCCGTCATACGTTTCTTAACTCCTCCTACAATGCAGGAAATATATGATGCACTTAAACAGTTAGGCAATACCGCAGAAGAAATTCTTAGGAATATAAGAGACTTCACATTTGGAATATTCGGAAAGCCATTTGATTGGCTATTTCCTTTGAATCTAAATGTCAATGCTCCTAATATCGACCTTGGACAGATTTTAACTGATATTCTAGCATGGTGTAGCAATTTTTTATTTCTAATCGTTTACAAATTCAATCAAGCCTGCATAGCTCTATTTGAATTATTTGGAATCGCAGGAAACTTCATAACATCACTAGAGTTTCCTATCAGACTCTGCGTTGTACCAAACCCGGGACTACCTACAGTTCCCACAGTTCCGATTCCTCCAAAATAAATAACTGCGTCGCTGATTGTAAAATCACATAGTGATTTGGGCGGGTGTAAGGCCCGTCGGAATGTGAGGGACATGGGGTAGTCGGCGATCCCTCGGTTGACGTAATGGTCGGCTGGTAGTATAATGTAAGTTATTGCTGTATGAAGCAGATAAAAATGGATTCAAGACCCGGGGGCGGTTCCCGGCAGGTCCACCATAAAGTATATTCGGTATGCCAATAGCATACAGAAACATTAGAAACGTGAGTATACTTTATAATGGGCCTGACATAGATATCGATTGGGTCAGGAGTATTGAAGTGGACAGCTCGGCAATGTAGAAGCCGTTAGGATTGGGGTTACCCGGTCGTAGAAGCAAAAAAAGTAAACGCAAACGACTCACAGTTCGCATTGGCCGCCTAACAGCCGCCTAGGGTAGGAAATACCTCGTAACAGAAACTACCAAAAAGCACCTTCGGGTGCTTTTTTTATTTTAAATATGTATATGAAACATTACCACGTTGTCCGAAATATCCTAGATAAGCAGACTGTTAACCTAGTTAAGTATTCCATGTTGATCATGAAGAATACGCAGTATTACGTTAACAAGGTACCAATGGATAACCATAGCGTATTTGCCGACGGAAATCCAGTAGACCATGACTGCTGGGGAACGTATGCGCCACCTATTACTGAAGCACTATTGCTGGAGTGCCTTCCGGTGGCTGAAAAAACGTTTGATGTTAAATTACATCCAGCTTTTAGTTTTTGCCGAATATATTGGACAGGATCAGACATGTTCAAACACAAGGATCGTCCAAGTTGCGAATACTCAATCAGTCTAAACATTTCGAACGATCCAGAACCTTGGCCCATTTATTTTGAAGGTGAGCCAGTAGTACTACATCCAGGTGACGGTGTATTATACGAAGGCTGTAAATCCGAACATTGGCGTGATACTTTTACTGGACGAGAGCAATTCCAAGTATTTCTACACTACATTAACCAAAATGGACCATTCGCCAGCGAAGCTTTGGACGGAAGACCTATGCTAGGACTGAAATTTCCACACTCTGCCTAATTTGGTAAAATAAGTCCTTGACTTTTAATTGATATTACCATATAATAGTAATACTGTTAATTAAAGGAGGACGTTATGTCTACAGACACAGTGATTCACAATTTAAGTAGTTTTTGTAAAGCCAATTCCGGCGATCCCCAAATTTGGGTTAATAAAGGTACATCGTACTATTGGAACCGTGGGCGCACAAGCTCAAACGGTATCGTCAACGGCGTAGTACGCAAGTTGGCAGGCATCGATGCAACTGGTCGCCAAATCTGGGTAGTTGCTGGTAGCTTCAAGATCAGCCCAGAAGGTGAAATCCTGCGTTTTACAGGATTGCCAAAAAAGACACAAGTAACCTTTAATGCTGTTGCTGAAGTTATCCCACAAACAGAATCCCAAACAGTTACGGTGTAATTATGACAATGCACTTGGAAGGTCCGTGGCTAAGCACCACTGGCAAGAAAAAAGGCAAGGTAAAATGGGCAAGTGCTGAACACAAGCGCAAGGCTGAAGAAGCTGAGCGCACGTGGAAAGAATTGCTCAAACGACAGGGCATTGAACAAGAAGAACGCAAACAACGACGGGCTATGTCGGCACCTAGTTTGAGCGGAAACTACAGTTTGGCTATTCCTGAAGGACGTAATACCACAGCCCATATTCCTAGTAGAGATACTGGTGGCGGAAATGCAACATTGCCCGCTCCAAAGGTCTACACAGGAACCAAGGTTTTGGGTATTGCTACAATGCACAAGTCAAATGCTGTTCCGGTTTTTTCGGACGAACAAGCAGTTGATATTTCCAAAATGCGTCGATAACAGTTGACATTAGGTATTACCTATGTTATACTATATACACATTAACACACAGAGAGGTCAGTTATGAAAGCGTTTGTAATCGGAACCATTTTTGGTATCCTAATTTGCACAGTAGGCGTTACAGGTATCGCTAAGATATTTGATAACGGCGTTACGAAAGTCCAGTCGGTTGCCAAGGAGGCCGCAAAATGAAAAAGTCATTCTTGTTGATTCCTATCGTTGCAGTTCTTACAGCCTGCGGTTCTATGAAAGAAATCGAAGACCGTAAGTCTTATGCACAGCCCAGCTGGTATCAAGATTGCGCCCAAAGCGGATCCGAAGGTTGGTTCTGGTGGAGCAAAGACATGGCCTATGCCTGTGGTGCAGGTGAAAGCATTTATGCACAGGCCGCAGAAGAGCAGATGTATGCCATCGCTATGAATAACTTTGCCAAACGCATTAATAGTGAAGTAAACAGTTCAACTGAAATTAAATTCGTTGATGACAAGAAATCTACTCGTACAGTAATTTCTTACACTGTTAAAAATACTGTTATCCGCGAGCATCTACAACGTGAAGTTGGACAGTTTACGATGGGTGGGAAACATTATACCTTTGTACGTCTAAAGATGCCCAAGGCTACATTTGATCAACTTGTTGCAGAAGCCAAGAGCAAGTCATGAACGCCTACAGATTAAAAGAAATCATGTGGGCTGTAATAGTCCTCATGGCCCTTCTTATATTCATGCTATCTGGTTGCTCTAGTGCTCCTAGAGTAGCCAGCAGAGATCAGTACTGCCATACCAGTCAAACTATTGAAACTACTAATCGCAGTGAAGTTAATAGTAAGACTATTGTAGAATGTACAGATGATCGTATTAAACAGCTTGTTCAAGTTCGAACAGGCATTGCTAACAACTGCGGTGAAAACGTAGAATGGATAAGGACACCAGGTGGAAAAGATATTCCGGTCAAAACATTGGTATGCCAGAAGTTTAACGGTCGTTGGGAAATTGTTCCTGAGTACGCTGTTAGTCGCTAATCTAGCATACGCAGATAATTTACCATCATCAGTCAGAGGTCGTGCCCAAGGCTATGACACTAACGGTGGACTTAGGAGTTGGTTTGGTGGGGGCAAACTTCCTGCTGAAGATCAACGCACACATTTGCAGGCTATTCTAACTGCACTCAACAATCTCCAAAACGGAGAAATTGCCGAGTGGTTCAATCCGTATACAAATAATAACGGACAGGTGAGAGTAGTTTATACTACAAATACTGGCAATGGTTTTTGCCGTGTATTTCAAACATTAGTCAGAATAAATGGCGATGTTACACAATATCAAGAAACTGCCTGCGTCAGCGGAGACAAGAATTCTTGGGATTTTTACAAATAAATAGGTGACAGGGAGAAAAAATGTTAATCGCTTATCTATCTTTAATATCGGGACTGTTGATCAGTGCCGTTGCAATTTACTATTCCGTAGAAGGTTTGGTAGCAATCTATCCGGCAATGGCTATTCCCATTATCATTATGGGAGTCGCAATTGAGTTAGGTAAGTTAAGTCTAACTGTCTGGCTCAAACAATTTTGGGACCGTGCTCCTATATTCATTAAAGCATATATGCTACCTGCTGTGGCTGTCTTGATGCTGATTACCTCAATTGGTGTGTTTGGCTTCCTAAGTAAAGCACACAGCGATCAAACTCTAGTTAGTGGAGATGTACAATCAAGGATAGCTATATATGACGAAAAGATTAAAACCGCGAAAGAAAATATTGAGAGTAACCGTAAGCAACTTAAACAGATGGATGAGGCAGTGGACCAAGTCATGGCACGAAGCTCAGACGAAAAAGGAGCAGACAAAGCCAACGCTATCCGTAAGAATCAGTCCCGCGATCGAGTTGCTCTTGCCAAGGACATTGAAGCCAACCAGAAACTCGTTATACAACTTAACGACGAGGCCGCACCAATTCGTGCAGAAGTACGCAAAGTAGAAGCAGACGTTGGCCCTATCAAATATATTGCGGCATTTTTGTATGGATCTAATCCAGATGCTGATATACTAGAAAAGGCAGTAACTTGGATTACAGTTCTTATCGTTATTGTGCTAGACCCATTAGCGGTGGTATTATTGTTGGCCAGCCAATATAGTTTTGCTTGGGCCAAGGAAGAAAAAGAACGTCCTACAATAGCAAAATTGGATTCCAAGGTTGAGGAAAAGACAACTGCTAACGAAATACTTCAAGCAGGGGTTGTCAATACCAATCCAGCAGATAACATGCCAATTGTGGAAGAAGGCTTCGAAGGTGTTAAAGATCCCAAAACTGGGGAGTGGATCCAAACAGGTCCTAGTTTTCAGTATGAAGTCCATCCTGACGAAGGATCCGCAATCATATATAGTAGTGAGGCCACCCCAGAAGAGGACGAAGCGTTTGCCGAACTTGCGAAACGTCAAGAATTCAAACCTGCTACGGTAGAATATCAGATCCTTGAAGATGTTACAGACGAAGAGTCTGATGTTACCCCGTATATAAAGCCGCCTGCGGTAGCGACAGCAACTACATTCGTTCCTCCGGCATCCGGATACTACGAAGTAACACACACTGATAATGGTGTTATACTTAAAGATAGAGATGGTGCAGAAACTCATGTAGCCTTAGACATGACAGAACCAACTCCCACTTATGTTCAAAACGAGGAACAGCAAGAAGGCGGCATTTGGCAAACCATAGTTCATCCTATTACCTCAGAAGAATATCAACAAAAGGCCAAGAAGAATGACAACGGGTAAAATTACTCTAATAACACCACCTGACTTTTACGAAAACGAAAACCTTAGCATACTATTGATTGGACTCGACGAAGAAGAACAAACAAGTTCTACTGAATGGTTAGGGTCTGCTGAGATAGAAACTAACACCAATCTGTATTACTATCAAAACGAAGATGCGATCGAATGGTTACTCTATGCGATAGCAAGAAGCGATGCGGTATATATAAATGCAGATTCTGATAGCTACATGGTCCAAACCATGTTGAGTTACATCATTGGCAAATCCCATGTTTATTTTAGTTCTACCGACGAGATTAAAACTCGCTTATTCTCTTGTATTAGCGGACATCGCGTAAATAATATTACAGAATTTTTACAAGGCGTATTCAGTGATTAAAGACAAACACTCCTGCGATTTTTGCGGGAAAGGCAAAGAAGAAGTCGAAAAACTCATTGTGGGGAATGACGTTGGTATATGCAACGAGTGTATCGATCTATGCTCAAATATTCTAACTGATGAAAAAGTAAAAGAATTTCCCGACGAAGACAAATTACGATCAAAATACAATCCCAGTAAAATTAAAGAGTATCTTGATGAATATGTCATTGGCCAAGACCATGCAAAAATAAGTCTTAGTGTTGCTGTAAATCAACACTATAAACGCATCAATAATCCAAGCACGGATATTAAATTAGAAAAATCAAACGTGCTACTGCTGGGCCCAACTGGATGTGGTAAGACCATGATGGCAAAGAAAATTGCAGAGTTCCTAGATTTGCCATTTGCGGTATGTGATGCTACAGGATTAACAGAAGCGGGCTATGTAGGTGATGATGTTGAAAGTATCCTTACTCGACTTGTATCTATCGCAGATGGAGATGTAATGAAAGCCCAACGTGGAATTGTCTACATTGACGAGATCGATAAAATTAGTCGCAAGGGCGAGAATGTCAGTATCACACGTGACGTAAGCGGTGAAGGTGTGCAACAGGCCTTGCTGAAAATGGTTGAAGGAAGTATCATGCGTTTACCAACAGGCGACAAGCGTAAACACCCCGGCAAGGAAGTATTGGAAATTGATACCAGTGAAATACTGTTTATCTGCGGCGGCGCATTTGTAGGCCTTGATAAGGTTATTGATCGTAGGGTAAACAGTAACTCCATCGGATTTAGCAGTAAGGTGCATAGCAAAAATGAAATTAAAAATGTACACAAAGATGTTACTACTAAAGACATTATTACCTACGGAATGATCCCAGAATTTGTCGGACGATTTGGAATTATTACCCATGTCAACGAACTCAGCGTCAAAGACCTAGTGACTATTTTAAAAGAACCAAAAAATAGTCTAATTAGACAATATCAATATCTTTTTGAATTGGACGGTGTTGACCTATCATTTGATAATGAGGCACTAGAGCTTATTGCAGAACAGGCCAAAGAACTGGAAACCAATGCTCGTGGCCTTAAAAATTGTTTGGAAAAGGTACTTTTAAAGTACCAATTTGAAGCGACTGATTTAGTAGCCCGTGGATTAACAGGAATTAGAATAAGTAAAGATACAGTTAAAGGCGGAACTGCCGCACTTATTTTTGAAGAGAACAATGGCAAAAAATCAAAACAGTAAACGCGGCTTGGTAGTAGAGGTAGGAGATAATTTTAATGCTTCTCTTAGAAAATTTAAGAAAAAAGTGGATGATAGTGGTCTATTGATGACCATACTATCTAAACAGTTCTACGAAAAACCAACCACTGAACGTAAGCGTAAGAAAGGTGCCGCAAAGGCCCGCTGGAAAAAGCATCTACGCAATCAACAACTTCCCCCAAAACTCTACTAATTTACCTTAAATGATGTTATACTATACGTATGACAAAACACTTAATGGTAGACTTAGAAACGATGGCTATCACGCCACGTACAGTTGTGCTGACTCTTGGTGCAGTTACATTTGATCCTTACAGCGATAAGATCTTTGATGAACTGTATTTGAAGTTCAACCTAGACGATCAAGACAAGTTGGGCAGAGACATTGACCCAAATACACTAGATTGGTGGGCAAAACAAGATCCTGCGGTTATGGAAGAAGCGTTCAGCTCAGACGGCAGAATCAGTGTTGTTGACGGTATTGATGCATTTCACAAGTTTGCATGGGGATGTGATAAAATTTGGAGTCACGGTGCCGTCTTTGATATTAT